AGCATTACCAGGTGTACGTGAATTTGTTGGATGTGTACCTAAGAAATATACATATAACCCACCAACAAAAACTAAAGTTAAGAAGTCTGTATGTTATAATAAAATTACGACAGCAACATATGATGTACCACATATTTCACATAAGGATGAACGTTTTGAGGGTTCTCCCATGGTTAATGGATGTATGCATCATATTGATCCACCATTGTCTTTTCCTGATGATATTGTTGATATTGCTTATGAAGATGTAAGAAGTCAAATTTTACACAAAGTAATACCACTTCGTCATGTTGTCGGAGAATTGACAATAAATGAAGCAATAGTTGGTATACCTGAAATACCAGTGTATGACGCAATGGCTTTTGATACATCTGAAGGCTTTCCTCTATCATCCATTAGACCTAATTTTGCTAAAGACAAGCGTTGGTTATTTAACTTGTCTGAGACACCACATGGTTATGAATGTAATGGTATTAATCCTATGTTATTGTCAATTATGCAAAGTAAATATGATATGAGATCTGAAGGTATTGTACCCCCTACAGTTTTCACAGACTGTTTAAAAGATATGAAATTACCTAAAGAAAAGTGTCATAAGACTAGGATATTTTCTATTTCACCAGTAGACTTTACGATTCAATTTAGACAGTTATTTTATGATTATACAGTTGCATTTCAAGAGACACGCTTTAAAATAGAATCTGCAGTGGGAATTAATGTGGATTCATACGAATGGCATAATATGATAACCATGTTGACAGAAAATTCTACTAAATTCGTCTGTGGAGATTATTCAAAATTTGGACCTAGGTTAATGAATAAAGTTGTTCAATTGTGTTTTCGTATTATTGCAGATTGGTACATTGAAAATGGCGATAAAGATAAAATGCATGAACAACATAGACTTATTATGGGATATGAAATAGCTTTTAGTTTACATCTTATGTTAAATATGCTGTATAGAGTATATTGTGGTGCTCCTTCTGGCTCTCCTATAACAACTATTCTTAATAATATGGTAAATATGTTTTATATTAGATGTGCTTATTTATATATTATGCGTGATCAAGAGCAAAGTTTAAAGACACTTACTGCATTCCATCAGAATGTTAAAGTTATATTTTATGGTGATGATTTAATAATGACAGTTAAAGATAATATATTACATTTATTTAATGCTACAACTATAAGTAACTTCTTTTCTATGTATAATATAGTTTTTACAGACGCTCTTAAAACAGGTGAAGTACAATTAAGTACGCATGTATTTGCACCTGAAACATCATTTTTAAAGCGTACAACCACAGTTCATCCTTCTAGATATATATATATACCAGTAATGGATAGACGCGCCGTTGAAGAAACGTGTAATTGGATTTTTGAAGGTCATGATGAAATTGATGCTAGCTTAACTGCTTGTGAAGCCATGATGCTTAATGCTCATGGTCATGGTCAAATATATTATGAAGATTTACGTTCGCGAATCTATAAATTCTGGAAATTGTATGATGAATATCCTAACATACCAACTTGGAAAGAAGTAGATTATCGTATGTTTGATGGAGGAATTTTTTAATATTATTATATTGTAGAGTTAATAATATTACATAACTATTGCGAGGATTATATCCCCCTATTTAATAGATGCTCGGTGAGCTAAGTAGTTATGTTTATTTAATCAATAGTTCACGAGGCTAACCTTTACAGGAACCTTTATTAGTAACAAAATATATAAATTGGTATATATAGGAGTGGATTTTCTTTATTGCACAACTACAAGTGTGATTTCTTATTAAAGTATCTTTGATAGCCTATATATATTTATAAGAAAAT